TTACTGTGTTTCCTATAAATTGTAAAGTAGAACTGGGTTGTAAATACTTTAGTATGTAACAATACATCGCTCTAGCTTCTACTACTTCACGTAGTCTAGTGTTTTGGTTTACATCTATATTTGTTTCTTGCTTAATTACTTCTTTTAATCTTTGTGTAATTTCCATTTTAAAATAATGTTTTTTCTGTTTTTTCTATTAATGTTTTTGCAAATCCAAATTCTTCAATGTCACTTAATTTTTGATATTCTTCATCAATCCAATGTTCAGCTAATTTATGAAAGTTCTTTTTTATTTCAAATCCAAAACCTTTTCTTTTTAATTCTTGTGCTGCTATTAAAGTTGAACCTGAACCAGCGCAAGGGTCTATAACAATATCACCCTCATCTGTAAATATTTTAATTAAAGTTTTTAAAAGTTCAACTGGTTTTTGTGTTGGATGTATTTTTTCGTTTACATTATCTCTTGGCCAATCAATACAATTAAAAATCATTTTACCATTATTATTAAACTTTGGTAATTTATCACGATATAGAACTAAACCATACTCACAATTTCCTACTACTTTCATATTTGCTTTTAATACTTGTGCTGAAAAGTTTTTTCTAAATACTAAATTAATATAATTATTTAAACCATATCTTTTTCCTAGTTGAATTAAATCCATTTGTTGGTCAAATGCACAAAATATTATCATACAAGGCGCATCGCTTTTTTGTCTTGCAACTCCTTCAATTTTTATAGTTTTCTTTTCAGGTTTTAACATTGTACTACAAAAGTGCATAAACTCTGCTGGTCTAAAATCTTCATCAGTATCAAAAAAAGATTTTCCTGCCAATGCACTTTCACCGTTAGAATTATCACCGTCTTTATACCACGCTGGATTTGAAGCATAAGCGTTATTTCCTAAATTATAAGGAATATCTGCTATAATTAATTGTGCTTTTGGTATAGCGTATGTTTTAAAGTTCTGAAAATGGTTATTAAAAATCTGTGCTTTTTTCATTTGTTTCTAATTGTTTGTTTTATAAAATTCCTCTTAATACATATTGATTCAAATCTATTTCTTCACTTCCAAAAAAGTATTTATAGTTTGCAATTCCTTGCTCTAATTTTCGTTTTCCACTTTCATAAAATTCATCACTACATTCAAAGATTCCAATGTCTAAACTTCCTTTGTCTATTGCAACAAAAACAAAGTTTTCTACATCAAACATTTGTCTATAAAGATACGCTTGTAAATCATAACTATATTTAGATGCACTATATCTAAAGTCATTCAATCCTGTAGTAGTTTTTAAATCTACAATAATATTCTCTTTTAATATGTCTGCTTTTGCTCTAAATGGTATTTCATCAATCATTGATATAGCTGGTATCTCAAATTGTGATTTACTCATATAGTGTACTGCTTCATCATTTTTAAGTAATGCATCAGCTAAACGTTCTGCATCTTTTACTTCTTTGCTAGTGTAAACATCTTTACCTTCTGCTTTTGCTTCTTTGTATGCTTTTCCTGCTTTTGTTGCTACGTCTACAATTACAAGTTCATCTATCTTGTGTGGCTCTAAAACCATCGTGTGGAATAATTTTCCATCTCTTAATGCTTGTGATTCACCTGAACCATATTTAGTAACGTATTTATAGGTCTTTGGTGATTGTATTAGCATTTTTAAACTTGAACTACTTAACGCATTTTGACCTAAATAACCATAGTAAAAACTATCGTCATACATATTGTCTAATAGTTCTTGTTTATCCCAAATCTTGTTATCAAATGTTTTAATTTTTGTTGCCATCGTTTATTATTAATTTTAAAATATAGTTGTAAATACTTAATTCTTTTTCGGTGCTGTTAATTGTTGTTGTTAGTTGTTCTTCTGAATATCTGCTTTGTCCGTCTATTAATTCTTTAACGTATTTATGCAAATCTCTATCCAAACCTATTACAATGCTTTGTATCTTAATTAATGCTTCTTCATTCATAGGTTTTTAATATTTTTATTTTATCAAATTTATCTTTTATTATAATATATCCAAGTGATTCATAAAGTTTAATATATCTATATACTGTTCTATTATTTACATTTAAATATCTTGCTATTGTATGCATATTTCTTGGCTTTTCTTGCAGGAATTCCATCATTTTAATACATCTATACATTTTGTGTTGATTCATCATAATTTCTCTATTTCTTCTTTAACTTGTTCCCAGTATTTCTTTTGTGTAGTAAAATAAATAAAATCTTTTGGCATATCTTTAGTTGGATTGTACCAAAAAAACATAATATTATTTAATATTTCATCTAATGCGGTTAATGCACTATTTATTGCTAAAAAATAACCATCACCATTTAAAATATAAATATCATTTAAATCTGTATTTATTTCGCAACCATACATTTTACACACTAACTCTTTTGCTTTTTCTTTTGGCGTCATTTGTCCCATTATCTTATGTTAATGTTATTTAAGTTTTCCATAGTTTCATCGTAGTTAAGAACTTGCTTTATTTGTTCTACATAATACTCGTTCCTATTCCAGTCATTAACCAATGCTTCTGCTACTTTAGTTAGTTGATTTTTTACATAAACATTTTGACTAGATTCCATTAATGAAATACAAATCTCTAGTGTTTCAATTATTTCTTGCTTTGTCATAATATATAAATTTCTCTAATTTCGTAATTATTATAATTTTTTGATTTAGCGAATAAATCCGCTTGATGCTCACTTCTAAAATATTTTTCAGAATGTTGATTTTCTTCTGTCCAAATATAAAATTGCTTTGTCATTTTAGTAAGATTTTAAATCGTTAATAATAAATTCTACAAATTTATCCCATTGATTCGCTAGTAAATTACTAGCATCAATTCCATTAAGAGTTACGTTGTAAATCTCAAATTCTTCACAACAACCTGCATATTCTAAAGTTTGACGTTCTGCTGGTTGATAATCTAATTCATACTCAAAATCAAATCCTTTGTAATGTACTGTTTCCATTTTGTTTTTGTTTTAATTGTTTTAAAATTTCTATTGCTTTTTGTCTGTTGTTTTTTTGTTCTTCAAAGATAGTTAATCTTTTTGGTAAGGGATTTTTAGAATACGCCATTTGTTATATAAAATATGTTTCTAAATTATCTGAATCTAATTCAGGTGTATTTCCAAATTCGTATTCCTTATATGCTTCATTAAATTGTAATAAAGACAAATATATCATTCCTTTACTATCATCTTTAATATAAAAACAAAGTTTATTATCTTTTTGAAAACCACTATAAATAATATTTAAATTTTTATATTTTAATTCTAATCCTGCTGGTATCATAATATTTTTGTTTGTTTGTTGAGTACAAATATAAACAACTTATTTACATAAAATACACTTTAACAAAACTTTAACAAAAAAAAAGGATAGCTAATTGCTACCCTCAAATTTTATTTTTATAATCTTTCGATATACTGCGTTTACCCTTTCTGAATTACAACCACGATTGTAGTTAAATTTCATTATTCTATTTATTCGTTGTAAGCAAGTCTGTTTATTTTTCATAAGTCTTTAATTTGTTTTGTAAATACGTATAAATATCTTTTAATTCAAAAACTTTATTTATATATAAAAATTCTGTCCATTCATTTATCTGCTTAACATTTATATTTTCCATTATGTTAAATGGAATGTAATCAATCACATAATTTCTTAATAAATATTTATCTTTCATATTGTTTTAATTTTTCTAGATAAAGGCAGAAATCCATAGCTTCCTGCTGTGCGTGATTTATCCATTCTAAACGTGTTAAATCTGTTCTGTCTAGTGTAACACCATATTTATTAATTCCTACGCTAGAACGTTCTTTAAATTGGTTAATTACTGATTCTACTATTGTATCTTTCATTTAAAATCTTTTTGAATGTAGTTTATAAAGTTCCATTGTTTTTTTTAACGCATCGTATTCTGTAAATTCAACTTCAATATCATTTTCTTTGTAAGTAAATAATTCCAACCTATTTGATATCTTAAATTTCAATACGCGATATCTATTAGCTGATTGTGTTGGTTGTATAACGTAAGCTAAATCATTACTCACGCATTTATACATCGCTTTTGTTTCTTCATCTGTTGGAATGTATTTTAATTGCTTTTGTTTAGCCATTACTGCAACCTTAAAAATTCAGTCTCACCGTACTCTTTAAACCATTCTGCATTTTCTTTATATTTATCTATTACTGCATTTATAAATACCAATTCATCCAGCGAACTTGTTTGTAATTTCTTTACGATAGTTTCAATACTATTTAAAATATTAGTTGTTGTTTCAGGGTCTGTATTGTAAACTATTTTATATTCGTTTCTTACAACGTCTTCTAAATCTTTATTTAAACTATTTATTTTGTTTTTTATTTGCTGCTTGTATTGCGTTGTAAAAAATAAACTTTCATTTGCTTCTAATAGTAATTGACTTAAAATTACTGATTTTAAATATTCCTGCTGAATTATATTGTTTTCCATTGTTTTGCTTTTGAAATTTCTAAATATGCTACTTCTTTTTCTATTCTGTTATTGTTATAAAATTGTGTTGTTGCTGGATTCTTTGTGTTTGTTTCCCATTCAGGAATAATTAAGTTTAAATTAAAACTATAAATACCTTTAGGCGTAGAATTAAAATACATTGGTGTATCTAAATGCTTTTCGCATTCTTGCTTCATAGCATCATACTTTTTCTTTTCTAGTAGTAAAGTATTGTAATGTGTTTTTCTACATTTTAATTCTAATCTATGTCCAGTTAATGGGCTGTAACAGTCCCAACGGCTCATTTGATTTTTTGACTTTACTAAATCAGGGTACACATTTTGTTTTAACCAAACAAACAAATCACTTTCTGTCCAGTTATGCATTTACATCGTATTCGTCATAAACTCTTTTTAGTTCTTGTATTTTACCTCTCCAGCAGCTACTACAATCACTTAATTGTAAACGGTGTTTAAATACATTAAAATAAATATCTGAAACTATTAACTGGTCTGCTGGTGTTAATTCGTTTTTCTTTAAAATAACTCCTAATGCATTGTAGTCAGTTTCATTTAAACATTCTGTTTTTCTGTATGGAAATATTTTGTTTAGTTTTTCTTTTCTTGCATCGCATCCGCAATCTAAACCAGTTACTTCGCTAAATACTTCTACTACTTTTTTAATTCCTGTTGCTTCTGTGATAGCTTCTATTGTATCACCTAAACCTTTTTTTCTTCTTGCCATAATTAATATATTTGGTTGTAATCATTATTTATATAGTCCTCGTATTGTTTCTGAAACTTCTGCTTTAATATTGCTTTGTGATTCTTTAAACTGTTAAAAATAGAAATCAAACTAATATTAGTTCCTTTTGCAATTTCTCGCATACTTAAATCCCTATCTCTGTAAAGTTTAAATAGTAACATATCATAATCATTCCAGTTTTTTATTTCTTCATCAATAAGTAAACATATATCATTGTATGCCTTATGTTCTTCTACATTGGAATCATCAAATAAATCCCAACAATCATCAATAGGTACTTTTGTAACCTTCATCTTTTTATTATAGAACTGAAAGAACAAAGATTTTAGAGTAAAAAATACGTAACCTTTCCGTACATTACCATTTGCATCAATTATCTTTTCTGCATTGGCGTACTTAAATAACGCTATGTATGTTTCCTGAACTATGTCTTCTGCGTAGTCATACTCACCAAACTTGTGTATAATCTCAACCCATTCTTTATGATGTTGCGCTACTTTTTCGAGCCATTTGTTGTTGTCCATATATAGGTTATTGATATTACGAAAATCACTATTTGAATAGTGTGTTCTGTTTCTTCGTTATCAATGTCATCATTATATAATGCGCCAAGCATTAAACCTTTAATCGGTGCTATAATTACATCACCATTGTATTTAGCAGTTAGTTGCATTAAAAAGTAAATTGTTACAAGTGTAAAAGTTACAAAAATCATAATTCAAATTTTATTAGTCCTGTATATTTTCTTTCTGCATCTCTTACTTTTAAATCAACCACTATATTAGTTAAATTTTCATCTTGACTTTTCAAACTTTCAATTTCGTTTTCTAATTCCTGCCAGTTGTATTTCGATTCCATATTAACTAATTTGGCTAAATATAACAACTTTTCGTTTAAGTCTTTAAAATAACTTATTAACATAGCATTATCTGAATTTAAAACTAACATTCTACTAGCTGATGTTTGTAATTGCTCTATGTGGTTTTTTATTGTTATCATCTTAAAATATATCTTTTAAAGGGTCGTAAAAATCGCCTTCAACTTGTGGCAAACCAAATTTGTTTACTTTAAAACTAAATGTTTCAAAACTTGCGTTTCTACTTCTTTTACAACTTACTGTTACTAATTCTTTATTTACTGTGTTTAACTCTAATTGTATTTGTGTTTCTGCTTTCTTTTCTAAAAAACTACCTAAATGCCCTGTGGGTTTATCAGTTCCAAAATTTGAATGTATTACTGTAACGATATGACAATTTAATTCTTTAGTCCATTTCATTAACTTCTGCACTATTGCATTACTTTCTTCTATGTTGTTTACATCGCTACATAAATCAGCTATACCATCAATAATTACCAATCCAATATCTTTTCCGTCTAATGTATCGTAAAGATAAAATTCTATTACTTCAATGCGTGTATTAAAGCTATATTGTCTTAATGCTAAAGTATGGTATTTATCAGTAACAGTCTTATT